TCAAGAGCAAAAGTTAGAAGATAAAAATCTTCTAATCATGCTTTTGAACAGTGTCAAGATCATTGACCCTAACAGAGACTTTAATAGTCTCATTACTGAATTCATAAAGAAGTTTCTCCAATGGAGAGACAGTGAAGGTTTAATCTCAGCCGTTAAACGGCTTAAGTTAAATCATCAAGCTTTATTGAACTTTGTTAATAAAAGTACAAATGTCGTACCATTTATAAGATTATGTCCTGATGGATTCCCAAAGGGATTATTATGTTTCCGAGACCTTGTTAGGTCCCGAAAGATCATTGATCTTAACATAATAAATACATTATGTAGATTCCATAGAAATTTTCTTGGTGATGGCGTGACAATAGATTTACATTCTATAACTGATACTTCGCAAACTTTATATAATCCATCGTTATCAAACGAAATTCGCTTAATGACTAAAAGATTAATTAAGAATGGAGTCTTGAAAACAATTAATATTAATAACTTAAAACCTACTTTCTTCATTTCAGGAAAAGGTGGACCAAGTGGTCCAGCCCTTTTGAAAGCGCAAGGATGCCTTAGCGCGATGAAAAATGGTGATATTAACAGTCAAAGACTGTTAAAACATTTAATAGATCTATCAGAACTCCTTAATTTCAATGAGATTAAAGACGTTTTGAAAGTTACAAAGAACGAACTCTCCAAGGGAGAGTTCCATTCAAGATTAAGATGTAAACAGGATAAAAGTACCAAAAACAGAATTTTCGCTATCGTTGATTATTTAACACAAGTTATCCTTAAACCACTTAATGACGATCTTTTTGATCTACTTAGCGGTTTTGGAGATAGTGACGCAACATACGACCAAAGTAAAATAGTTCCATACGTTAAGAAGCATTGCTATCCTAACACCCTTAGCCAGAATCGCCTTTTCTCAATCGACCTTAGCAAAGCTACGGACCGATTAAAAAGAGGTTACTATCAAGTAATACTTGAAGAGTTAACTGGTTCTGCACGATTTGCAGAACTGATCATACTTAGTATGTCAGATCGTGAATTCTTCTATGAAGGATCCACCTACAAATATGCAGAGGGGCAAGGTATGGGAACTTATTGTTCTTGGCCACTTATGGCATTACTACATCACATAATAGTACAAATCGCCGCTCAAAGAGCTGGTTTATTTAAATATAAAGGAATTTCCGATATATATAAAGATTACGTATTACTAGGTGATGACTTAGTGTTAAAAGGTTCGGCTGTGTATGATAATTACAAAATAATTACTGATGAAATAGA